TACTGGTGGAAGAGTAAAAGCTCAAGTTGGTGGTCGACAAACTACTGAAGCAAGAGGTGTATCATTAATAGATGAAGAAGCTGTTCAAAAAGGACCGGGTGATTTACCTACTGCTACACAAGGACAACAACCTATAACAAGAACTGTTGTTCAATCACCTGTAAATCAACCAATATCTACACCAACAGACCCTGTAATGAGAGGAGGTCCAGCAGGACCGGGTGTACCTTTTAATCCGGGAACTGGAAGAGTACCACCACCAAGTAGAGGTAGACCAGTACCACCACCGTCTGTGCCTCCTAAACAACCACCTCCGTTTGTACCACCACCTCCACCAGACGTACCTCCACCGGATGATACACCTCCACCACCTCCTCCGGGTGATACACCTCCAGTAACTTCACAAACTACTACTGTAACTACAGGTAGAGAAGATGGTCAAAGTGTAGATATAAATACACCTACAATACAAGCACCTGCAGAAGTACAAGTAGGCGAGTTAGGTGTTGCTAAAACTATGGCAGAAAGAGAAGCTATTGAAGCTGAAACTGCTAAAGTAGGAGCTGCACCAGAAGCTAAATTAATGGAGGACATAGCTACTGCACAAACTCCAAAACAAATAGAAGCTGCTGAATATGATTCTTTTGTAAGTGATGAAGTTGCTGATGTTCAAGCTGCAAGAGAAAGAGAAGCAAGACGTATAGAAGACGTAGCTCCCGGTGAAATAACAGCAGGTGTTAAATTTGCAACTGTTGATGAATTACAAGCTGAAGCTGCACAAGCTACAAGAGTTGATGATATTCTTACAGGTACATATTTAGTTGATGAGGTTGAAGGAGAAGATACTACTGTTAATATAACTCCTGATGCTGAAAGACAAGAAAGACAAACAATATTAGGCGAAGCTGCTCCTGATGGTGTTGCTGCTGCTATTAATGAAACAGTAGGGTATACTGCTGCTAAACAAAGACCAGTAAAAGGTAAAGCTGCTCAAGGTGCTGCTGCAGATATGATAGCAGAAACTGCAGACTTACCACCAGAGATAGCTGCTGCAGTTGTACAAGACCCTGCAACAGTTGAAGCTCAAATAGATACAGAACCTGTAGAAGTACAAGCTGCTGTTGCTGCTTTACCTACAGAGGCTTTAGTATCATCACAAATGGAAACATTACTTGGTGGTATGGAAGATGGTGAAATACCTAGATGGGCAAGACCAGCAGTTGATACAGTTAATCAAGCTATGGCTGCTAGAGGCATTGCTGTTTCTACTGTAGGAAGAGATGCATTGTTTAATGCTATTGTACAAAGTGCTTTACCAATGGCACAAAGTAATGCACAAGCTTTACAAGCTAGAGCAGCTCAAAATTTAAGCAATGAACAACAAGCAAACTTACAACAAGCTACACAACAACAACAATTAAGATTACAAAACTTATCTAATAGACAAACTGCTGCAAGTCAAACAGCTCAAATGTCTCAACAGATGAAAGTTATGCAAAGTCAGTTTGACCAACAAGCTGTGATGACAACTGCTGAACAACAACAGCAAACAAGACTAGCTAACTTACAAAATGAACAACAAGCTGCCTTAGTACGTTCTCAAAATCAACAACAAATAAATATGCAAGAACTTGGTAATGAGCAACAACTAAATATGGCAGAACTTCAAATAGAAGCACAAGTTGAAGGAGCTAATCAAGCTGCAGAAAATCAAGAACGTATATTAGAAATGCAAACTGCTGCTGATTTTTTAGCTAAAAATGCTGGATTTAAACAACAGATGGAACTTGCTAATTTAAGTAATGAACAGCAAATGAGATTAGCTAATTTATCTTCTCGTAATTTAGCTGCTAGTGAATTATTAAGTAATGCTGAAAAAACAGAACTTGCAAATCTTAATAAAACTTTACAAACTAATCAACTTCAAGCACAGTTAGCTCAACAAATGGGTATAGCTCAACTTAATGTTGACCAACAATCAGCTATACAAAATGCTACAACTAAAGCTAATATGGACATGGCTAAGTTTTCAGCAGCTCAACAAGTTGAGTTAGCTAACAGTAAGTTTATGCAAACTGTAGCTATTACTAATATGAATGCAGAACAACAAGCTATTATGCAGAATGCTACAGCTATGGCTTCAATGGATTTAGCAAACTTAGGAACAAGAGAAAGATTAGCTGTACAAAATGCTAAAAACTTTTTAACTATGGATATGGCTAATTTAAACAATGAGCAACAAGCTAATATGATGAGAGCACAGCAACAACAACAAAGAATATTATCTGCTGAAGCTGCTGAAAATGCATCAAGACAATTTAATGCTGCTAGTGAAAATCAAACTAATCAATTTATGACTAGTTTAGCTGCTCAAATTGACCAGTTTAATACAGCTCAAATAAATACTTCAAAACAATTTAATGCTCAACAACAAAATGCTAGAGATGCATTAGAGTTTCAAGTAGATGCTGATTTAGAAAAAGCTAATGCTGCTATGGTAAATCAAGTTAATCAGTTTAATGAGCAAACAGCTTTTGAAAGAGATAAGTTTAATACAGCTAATGCACAAGCTATAGAGCAATCTAATTTAGCTTGGAGAAGACAAGCAAACACAATTAATACTGCTGCAGCTAATCAAGTAGCTATGCAAAATGCACAGTTTGCTTTTAATATGACATCACAAGCTCAAGCATTTTTATGGCAAGAATTAAGAGACCAAGCTAATTATACTTGGCAATCTTCAGAAAATGAAGAAAATAGAAAAGCTCAACTATACGCACAGGCATTAGCTAATGAAGGTGGTTCTGCTAAAGATTGGAAAAATAATATTAATTCAATAGGAACACTTATTAATAGTATTTTTGGTGGAACAAATAAAAAGTAGGAGAATATTATGGGATTTAATCCTTTTAAAAGTATAAAGAAAATAGTTAAAAAAATTGGTAAAGGTATCAAAAAAATTGGTAAAGGTCTTAGAAAAGTTATGGGTAAAATAATGAAACCTTTTGCTAAACTTGGTATTGTTGGTCAAATTGGATTAGGTATGCTAATGCCTTGGGCTATAGGAAGTATTTTCTCGGGACTTACATCTACAGCATTTGCAAACTTTGCAGGTAATTTAGTTTCAAATGGAAACTTATTTAGTAAAATGGCAGGTAGATTAATGCAAGGAGTTCATTGGGGAGCTACTAAAATTAAAGGAGCTTATTCAAGTGTTACTGAAGCAATTAGTGGTGGTTTTGAAACTATTACTAATAAAGCAAAAGAAATGTTTGGAATTGATGCTGATGCCTCTAACATACTTACTCAAGATGTAGAAAATATTAATTTAGACAAAACTGTTAGAGATGAAATTTTAGAAAATTCATTAGTTAATAAAACTGCAGAAGAGCAATTAGCTATAACTATTCCTGATGCAATTGATAATATTATTACAGAAGAAGTAACATCTGAAACAATAGAAAAAACTTTTGGAGAAAAACTATTAAGTAAAGGTAAAGAAGCTATTTTAGATGTTCCTAGTCAATTAACAGGAAGTGCTTTATCTGGTGTGCAAGAAGGAATTACTATGTCAATAGCTCAACCTGAAATACCTTTTAATAATCAAGTTGCAGATTTTTTAAGTTTAGATGCAAGAAGTGCTTATACTAAATATAATGAAATAGATTTTACTCAATTAAACAATTATAATAATGAACTTGTTTCTCAAGGAGGACTGTATGCTGGTCCTGCTCATGCTGTACAAGTAGGTGTTGATAACTCATTTGGTATGAATGACTTTGATGCATTTTTATTTGGAGGAAGATAATAATGACAATTCAAACTGAATTTAAAGATTTTGACCAAGAAGGATTAGAGTTTTTAGCTAACAATGGCAGACCAATTCCCGGTTCATCTTTAACTAACAGTCCAGATGCTCCTTATGCATGGGAACAACCTCCACAGTTTACTGAGTTATCTCCTGCTATTGATGCTTTGTTTTTAGAGTTATCTGAACCTGAAGCATATCATTCAATTATGGATTTAGTACGAAATGGTGTTCCTGTAGGAGATATTGCTCAAGTAATACTAACAGATGGATTTCAAAAAGGTATGTTTAATCCTGATTTGATGATGTTACTTATAGAGCCTACTATGTATATGATTATTGCTTTTGCAGAAAAAGCAGGTATTGATGATTATATTACTTATGAAGGTGAAGAAGAAGATGAGCCTGAAGAGCAAGAACAACTAACAGGTATTGAACAAGCTATAAATATAGCAGAAGACAGAATTGTACCTAAAGCAAAATCAGGAATGTTTCCTAAAGAAATAGAAGAAAGATTACAAGAATTTGTACCACCAGAACAACCAAGTTTATTAGAAAAATCAGAACAAAATCAACCAGAAAGTTTATTAAGTAGAGAGGAATAAAATGTCAATAGAACAATTAGGAGAATCTTTATTAGCTCAAGCTAAAAGTAGAAGAAAGAAGGGAGAAAAAAGAGCTAAAATTTTTACTGGTTTAATGCTAGGAGTTCAAGGTGCTAACTTTTTATTACGAAGACAAGCTAAGAAAAGATTAGATAGTTTTGTAAATAGTAATATAGGTATTATAGATAATAAAAGTAAACAGTTTCAAGCAGGAATTAATTTTTGGACTGACCATAATCAAATGTTAAAAACTTATGGTATGGGAGCTACTGATACTGATTGGAAAAATGCATATAAACAAAAACAATATGATTTATACAAACAAAGAGAGTTAGGTAAAAGTAAGTTATCTTCATTAACTGCTGATAAATTACAAGAGTTTGAAACTATGGTTAATCCATTAATTGAAGATGATATAGCAGCTTATGATAAAAAATTAGAATTATTTAAAAACTTTAAAAATATTAAAGATACTGCAGAAAACAGAAAACTTTTCTTAGCTCCTACAACAAATAAATTAGCTGAAGCTAAAAATATTATAGATAAAGAAGCTAATGTAGGAAGTTACATTTTAAATAGACTTGGATTTAGAGAAAGAGGAGTAGAAGAAATAGATGTAGACGGGCAACAAATAGTTTTACCAAAACGAATGAGTGCAGAAGATAAAAAAGTTATAGTAGATAATATAAAACTTAATAAATTATTCTTAACAAATTTAGATGATATAGAAAAAACTGTAGAGTACACACCTTTTACAGATGAACAAATTGCACAGTTTGTAAGTCCTTCTAGTTTTAAATCTAAACCAGATGCAGATTTTGTTGCTGTAGTAAATAAATCAATAAGTAATGATGAAAATACTAGATTATCAACTCCTTTTGGTTCGTTTAAATATAACACATCAATAGGTAAAGATGTAACTGTTAGAGATATATATAATAATATATTAAAATCTAAAATGGGTGTAGAAGGAGCAACTGCATTTTTAGATGATGTTTATGCTTTTTCTATGGAAGCTAGAAAACAATATGAAGCAAACCCAGACAACATAGGTACAGTTAAAAGTTCTGAATATTTTGTAGACATAGGACTTAGAGAATATATTAAAATTAAATTACAATCTGAAGAAGATAAAACTGCAATGAGCAAAAGAGAACAAGACCAGCGTACTGAACAGTTTATGTCTTCTGAGTTTGATTTTGATGGTGTTAAAATAACTCCTAGACAAATTCAAACACAATTTAATACTGGTAAATATAATCAAGAGCAAATGGAAAACATTTATATGCAATTAGTAGAAAGATTTAAAGATGAACCAATGTCAGAAGGATTTTTAAATAATCTTAAAAACTTTATAGACCCTGAAACCGAAAGAACTTTATCTCCTTTCTTTCAATATGAAAGCACTTTTAGAAAAAATCCATTGAGTATACCAAGAAAAAATTAAGTTATTATGACAGATTTATTTTCTCAATTTATTAAAGATGCTTCTATACATTCTCCTTTTTATCCAGAGGATGATGATTATCTAGTTAGAGAAGAAGATAATAAAAAAAGAATTGAAGAAGAACAAAGAAAAATAGAAGAGCTTCAAAAAACAGAACAAGAAAAACTACAAGACATTCAAGAAACTTTAGAAAAAGAAACATCACAACCAGATAATTTATTTTCTAGTTTTATAAATGATGCTTCACAAGTAACAGTAAATGAAACTTTAAATGATATTCCTATATCTAGAAGAGTTCAATTTGGTGGTGCACAAGAACCAACAATAGCAGGAAGTTTATTTAGACTTGGAGAAGCTGGAATTGATTCTTTATTTTCTAGTGAAAGTTTTTCTGAAGCAGCACAAAGAATAGAAGCTGAAAGACAAAAGAAAATATTTGAAGAGTTTCCAGAGTTTTATGGAAGGCAAGAAGACTTAACTGTCTTAAGTGGTAGGATGGGTGTTGCTATTGCTGACCCTGTTACATTTTTTATTCCATGGGTTAAAATAGCTAAAGCAGGTAGAATAGCTACTATTGCTGCAGGTTCTAGTGTAGCAGCAGGGGAAGCTTTACTTCGTGAAAAAGCTTTATATGGAGAAGTAAGTCCAGCTATTATAGCAGCCTCTGCAGGATTGGGAGGAGTCAGTACAGGTATTGGTTCTTTAATCGCTAATCGTTTAGGAGGTGGTAAAATAAATCAAACTGTAAATACAGTTGATGATACTGGTAATGTAGTTAAAACAAAAGTAATAGATGGTTCTACTCCAAAAACTCCAGCACTTGATAATAAAACTGTTGATGATTTAACTATTATTTCTAGAGAAATATACGAAGAAAATCAACCTACTATTCAATCTATGACAAAAAACATTGAGTCAGCAGGAGCAGCCTATCAAAAAATAGATTTATTAAAAGAAGAAACAGCTAAAATAAATAATATTTTATCTTCTCATTTATTTAAAATGAAAAGGATAAATAAAAATCATATTGTATTTGATGCTAAAAATAAAATAGTTTTTAAACCTTCTAAATTAATATCTGCTACAAAAGGTAAGCAGATGTTTAATCAATTACAAAAAAATAAAGAAGAGCTAAAAGGTTTAAGAGGTGAATTAAATACAATAAATATTGTAAAACAACCTGAAGACACAGCTATTTTAGGTGTAGAATCTTTATACAAGGCTTATCAAAAAGGATTACTAGAAGGTAAAGTAGGAGAAAGTTTAACAAGAGCTTTAGTACAAGAAGTAACAAGACCTTTATTTGGTGCTACAGCAGGAGGATTAACTGGTATATATGCTCCCGGATTCTTTTTTGCTGAAGAAGATTCAAATCAAGGTTTATACAGAGGAATAGCTGCTGGTGCTTTTGCTGGATTTTTTTCAAAAAGATTAGAATTATCAAAATATAAAATATTACCTACAAAAATTAAAACAGTAGCTAATAATGAAGTAGAAAAAGTATTTAAAGAAACTGCTTTTAGTTCTATGAAAAGAATATTATCTACAAGTCAAGCTGCTTTATTACAATCTCGTAATCCTATATTACAAAAGTTTGGATTAGATTTTTTAAGAAATCAAGGCACAACTGTGCAGACTGGGCAAGTGTTACAGGATTCGGTAGAAGGATTAGCTGATATATCTTTTGACCATTTTAAAAGAAGATTATTTGAAATAATAGGTTTAGCTGATGATGACACTATTGAAGCAGCAGGTAGAATTTTACAACAAAGAAATATGCCTTCTAATGCTAGATATTCTTTTTTACAAAAAGGAGATTTAAAAAATACCAAAGCAAAAACCTTAGCAGATAATTTATTTAAATTAAATGTAAGTTTTAAAAACTATATGAAAAAAGCAGGAGTAGAATTTACTGAACAAGATTCATATGGTCTTACACAAATATTAGATGTAAATAAATTAGAAGAATTAGGTTTTGATAGAGTAGTTTCTATTTTAAAAGATGCTTTTAAATTACAAAGTATAAAATACAAAGGAAAAAAAGTTCCGGGATTTTCAAAAGTAGATAGTGTTGGAAATCTTGTACCTATCAAAGTTTTAACTGATAAACAAGCAGAAAAATTTGCAACTGCATATGTAACTTCTTCTGATAATTTAAGAAGACAATTAGTATTAGATGCAGATAAATTAGCAGACAATGATGTTATTAAATCATTAATAAAAAATAATGGAAATGTTGTAGATAAAAATGGAACTATTATACAATCAGCTAGATTTTTTGAAAACGAAAGAGTTTTGTTTGACCAAGAAGCTAGAGCTTTAGCTAAAGAAGTTTTTATACAAGACCCTATTGCTACTAATTTAAGTTTATTTGATAACTCTATAAAAGTTGCAGAATTTTCTAGAAGATATGGAACTAAAGGTCAAGGCATTCAAGATATAAAAAATCAATTAATTAACTATTATAGTAAGTTAGATAAAAATTTTAAAACTAAACCAAATCCAAGTTTATTAAAACTTTATAAAAAAGATTTACAAGATATTAGTAACACAGTAAATGCTTATTTTAGAGTTTTAGATGCTGATAAAGTTCCTCAATCAGAAGCTGTAAGAACTGGAGTTTTACTTTTACAAACTTTATTAGCTACTACTAAACTAACAAAAGTAGCTATACCTTCATTAGGCGATACTATTCAAACAATACAGAATAGTGGTTATAAAGCTGCATGGAACTCTGGTTTAAGAAAGTTGTCTGGAGGTAAACAATTTTCTAAAGAGTTAGCTTTAGATGTAGAAAATCAAGGAAAAGCTTGGGGTAATAGAAGATATAACGGAGCTTTAGAAAGAGAGTTAGCAAACTTTACATTAGATGCTAACACTAATAGACAGAGACAATTAGTTGAGTTTCAAAGAAAATTTTTTGAAACAATTCAATTAGGTAGGGTTACAAGATTCGCAAGAGAATATGCTTATGATGCTGGAGCTTTTAAAGTTTTTGATTTAAGTAAACAAGCTGTTAGAAAAACTAAACTAACAGATGCACGAGTAAGAGAATTAAATTTCTTTGGTTTAGATATTGATGCTGCAAAATATTTAGGTAAATTTAAAAGTATTGATGATGCTTACGAAGATAGAATAGGTAAAGTATTAATTGATAGAGCCGGTAGAAGAGCTGCTGATAGAGATGCTTTAATACCTCAAGTAGGTAATAGAAGATTATTCGCACAAAGTAAAAATCCTGTTATGAAATTAGCTGGTAGTTTTTTATCATGGGCTCAAGCTAAAGGCACTCAAACTAATTCTTTAATAAGAAGAATTGAAGAAGGAGATGGTAAATTAGCATTAATGATGTTAGCTTCGTTACCTTTATATGCTGCAGTAAGAGATTTATATGTTGCTGTTAATCCAAATAAAGATTTTAGAGATAATCATGGTGAATTTTTTACTGCTATAAAAGAAAAAGATTTAGAAAAATTAACAGAAGCTATGGTTGATTCTGCTATCTTTTCTGGTCAGTTAATGCCTTGGTATTTAGACAAAATTGTTAATGCAAAGAAATTTGCTGGTAGTGATGCAATAGAAACTATATATCCTGCTGCAGGTTTATTAAATGATTTTTTTAGAGTATTTATGCAACCAAATAAAGGACTTAGAACAAGAACTGTAAATTTTGTAGAAGTAACCATGCCATTTGGTAAAGATATTACAAGAAGTGAAAAACTTGGTGAGATATTAACTGAGGATGATATTACATTAAAAGAAGTTGCTCAAAGAAAAGACAAAGATATAGTTCCAATACCTCAATATTCTACAGGTGGATTAGTCTCAGGACCAAAAGTTTCTGACACTAAAGAAGACCCAGCAGATAGAGTTGACCCTTTTACTGGAGCACCTTACTCTGACCAGATGACTAGACTTGGATTTAATAAAGGTGCTATTGTAGATATACAAATGATAGGTAATAAGTCAGTAAGAACTTATGAAGATGGTAGCACCGAAGAAATAGAAATACCTGAAGAAATTATAAATGAAGTAGGACTTGAAATGGTATCACCTATTGTGAATTTATTAGGTGGTGCAGGAATATTAAAAAGTGGTAATGTAGTTAAAGAAGTAGCAGGAGAAGTTTTACAAAAAGCTAGAATGCCTAAAGAAGTAATACATGGTAGTCGTGTAAAAAATTTAAAAGAAATAAAAGCTGCTAATACTATGGTTTCTAAACCTAGTGAAGGATTACAAAGTGCTATTTATACTACTAAACGTGGAGGAGCATCTGCTAATTATGGTTTTCAAGGAAAACAATATCCTATAGATACTTCAGATATTTCATCTATTAAAAATTTAATAAGTATTGGTAAAAATAAAGTTATAGATTCTAGAAAACCTCCAAAAAAATTTAAAGTAGCTTTAGATAATGCAATAAAAAATACTAGTTCTAAAAAAGAAATTAATGAATTAATTCGTTTTAAAAATAGTCTTGGTAAAAAAACATATATAAGTGATGTAGGTCCAACAGTTAGAAAATTTTTAGATAATAATAATATAAAAGTTGTTAAAACAAAATATAGGTTAGATGATAAACCAACTTATATTTTGATAGAAGATATGGTAAAAGTAAAAGGAAACTAAAATGAACATAGAACAATGTAAAGCTGAAATAAAAAGACACGAAGGTGAAGTGTTAGAAATATATATGGATAGTTTAGGCTATAAAACTCTTGGTGTTGGACATCTATGCCAACCAGAAGACCCTGAGTATTCTTGGGAAGTTGGTACTGCTGTTTCTCAAGA